ATTAAAATAATTAAAGCAAGTAAAATACAAAAAAAAATAAAGGAGTGCTTTAAAATAAATATTTTTAACAACAGGAGAATCAAAATATACAGGAAATATATTATTATCTAATTGTGTAATATCGACCTCAGTTGTGTAAGGATTTATATGAACAGTAGGATTAGATGTATATCCACTAGCTCCAGATACTGTAATTGCAGTTATTGTGCCTGAAGAAATTGTAGCAGTAGCAGAAGTATATGTACCACCGCCACCAGTTAATGTTACTAATGGTGGATAAATAAAACCAGAACCGCCAGATCCAATAGTTACAGTAACTGTAGATCCAGAAGCTGATGCCGTAGCAGTAGCACAAGCACCTGTATTGGTTTGAGCACAACCTGCATTTCTTTTGTTATAAATTACATTAGCTATATTATAAGCTAAAGTTTTATTGTTAGATTGTATGCTGGTTAATGCTATGCTTGTAGCAACAGTAACCCAAATTCCATGAGGTGCTACACCTTGTGTATTAACAGTAGATCCAGTATTTTCTAATACTTGAACATAATTTACTCCATCAATACTTAAAAGACCGCCTTCTAATCCTGCTAAATAACCTTTAGATGGAAGTGATACCGAAAGAGATCTGCGAAGTCTTAATTCTGCGTCAGTTTCTTCATTTTGCCCTAGTGTAGTGTATAAAGAACTATTATTTACTGCCGTAACATTTGAAGTAACAGTAACTATATTTGTAATACTATTTACCGCAGATTGAACTGGTCCAATTAAGGCTGCCTGAAAAGCATAAGTAGCAGTATATGGATATGTACTTGGGCTAGTAATTGTAGCATCTGTCAAAAGCTGATATTGATTACCTTGAGCATCTGCTACAGTAAAAGGAGAAGTAGGTGTACTACTTAATCCATAAATTGTTACTGGAGCAGAAACAGTAATTTGTATTAGTTGTTGAGTATAGCTACCAGCTAAACGAACAACACCATTAATAGCACAACGAGCATCTAAAATCGTACCTACCGCTTGATCAGGATCAAATTGTGAATTAACTTGTTCGGCAAATTGAAGCATATCCAATTTAGCCTGTGCAAAAATGTTAATTAAATTTGAATCTGGAGAATTAGCATTAACATTTGCTCCCGGAAAAATTGTCAGATAGCCCGGATAATCGACAGTTCCGTACTCGATTTCGCTTATAATTTCCGAAATCGTCTGGATCTGAAGGCCGTTTGAATCAATAGTATTGGGAATAAGAATCTATTAGTTGGGCATCGTCGTTAAATGGATAGCGATGTCGAACTTGAGATATTTGTAGAATAAATGGTGGATATGTTATAACTTACGGTCAACAATCGTTGCGAACGATTGAGATTTGCATTTACGCTCGTTATCTGAACAACCCCATAGCAATTAGCTATAGTATTGCGAATTTGAGTTAAAATAGCGTTTTCCGTGTTTAAATTGCCTAATAGATTGATCCAATCAATTCCTTGATTAGCTGCCCAAAAAGCATCGTTTAAAAATAATTTTAAAGCAGTCTGTATATTTAAAGCTATGGCAGCATTATTGGTTAAGTAGCTACTATTTCCCTGACCGAATACCCAGTCTCCTGTCGGGGTTAAACCCCTGAAAATCATTGATGGTGCACTCATTTAAGTAAGGAAGTTATAGCATCATTAGCTGCATTTATCTGAGTAGTACAATCTGGCCCAGTTTTGCCATTTAATGCTCTTAGAGCAGTAATAATATCATTCATTACAGTCAATAGGCTCGTAGAGGCATTATAAATGCCTACCTTGGAACTATCTAATGAAACAGTAGGGCCAGTATTACCAGCAGGGCCATAAAGCTGAGTATCTGTCGTAGAATAGCTAGAAAGGCTTTTGGTTTTACTTCTAAGACCAACTATAGCAACTGCATCTGAAAAGTTGTGTAATCTAGTCGTATTAGGCGGTAATCCCTGCGTTCCCGATAGCCACCAATTATCAATATCACGATCAATAAACACTAACATGCATTGATCGCCAGCCGTAATAGGAAAAGTTACTGCACCTCCACCGCCACCTAAAGTTATAACTGGCACTCCTGCAAAGGGTGGATATGAAGCTAAAACAGGCTGATTGTTCCCATTGTCATCAGTAAGATACTGAAGAATCATGGACATATTTATTTGAACATCAGCAGTTTGCGTATCTGAATAAAACTTATTTATAGTAGCAGTTTGTGCAACTGCCAAACCAGCAGATAGCTCTCTTGTTACTTGAGAAAGCAATAACTTTAGGTCTGGAGCAGACCTTGGTAATGTATTGGCTATGTTTGTAACTGATGACATTATGAAGGTAAGGTTACTCCGCCTGTTATGTATTTAACCCCACCCGGCCCTAAGTATAGGCTTACAGTAGTGGTGCAAGGGCCATTTACGGCATCTGATATAATTCCTTCATGGACTAATCCTTGTACTGGATAATCGCCATTGTACTGAGGAAGGTCTTCGCTCGTAAGTCTGACTATTTGACCAATAGTTAAACGAGGCTCAAAAAGCATTTTGCATTTAATAAACACACCTTCACGGATAGGTACATCTAAAAGACCCGTACTAGAGTTTATATTAAAAATTGTTTCATTAACCAAGAAACCATCATTATTGCCTAATACTTTAAGCTGATTGTTATCTATGGTTATATTAGTTCCTACAGGACTAATTTTTTGTAAAAGATTAAAAGTAGGGCCAGTATAAACCGATGCTCTTTGATTTATTATTGTAGGTATATTTCCAATAACAGGTGTTGGATAAGCTCCGATAAGGTCAGAATTTAAACGAGTAATTACTTCCTTCATGGAAGCACCGGGACTAAAAGCTATGTTAGAATAGCTATTTGCTTGAGCAAAACCGCCGTCATAAGCCTCAATTTCCGTAACCATATTGGTACGGCCTGTACGTTGCGTGTAAGCCTGCCTTACCGTTCCTGTAAAAATTATGGGAACGAAATTGTCTTTATAGCCTGCTGCTAACTGAATACCACTATATTTCCAGCCATCAAACCATTCTTTGTAGATTTGATCTCTAGTTTTAGGAGCTAAATTATAAATCTTAAAATTAGCCGTCTGTGCAGTAGCTAAATTTTCACGTCTTACAGTAAACTCTAAAGTAAACGGCAACTTAATGTTTACATATTTAGTCGCAAAAGACACATAGGGCTGCGAAGAACTCGCACCTTTGGTGTTCCCTTTTTCTGGCTTAGTGTAAGGGCCAACTTGTACCTGCAAATTGTATATGCGATTTAATTTCACGAGCCAACAAAGACAGAACTTTCAATAGTAGCAATATCAGTTTGATCTAATAAATAAAAAGTAGCGTATCCTGATTGAAAATCATTAAGATTTAATGGTTCATATCCATCGCTTGTTACACATGCCAAACCAAAACTTAATTGCGTTTCAAATTGCCTTAAAAGATTAGGAAATGTTGTTATTCTTCTGCCCAGTATTTGAAATTGAGGGCTTTTAGCGTTCCAATATAAATCAAAAAACCAACCTTGTTGTTCAGGTCTATATGCAATGGTAATATTTGCAGTAGAACCATCAGGTATAGCCAAACTAAATATTTGGCATGGAGCGTCTGTAATTCCTGATATTTTTTGCATAACTTAAGGATTTCCTGTTGTTATTGGTTTATCCAAACCAGAAGCCATTTTCCAATTTTGTAATAGTTGATCTTGGGCTTGTGTGGTAATTTGTTGTTGAGCCGTATTGCCTTGAACAAATGGATTAACTTCAAATTCAGCAGCACCTAACCTTCCTACAACTGTACTTGTTTGGCTTATAACTTCTCCAGCAAATCTTAACTTTTTAAATGTTATAGAAATATATGTAAGGTTTTCCGTGGTCTCATCTTGCATTGGTTCGCAAGACTCAATAGCCATTTGAGTTAAAATACCCCAAGGTGTCTCAACTGTAAATATTTGGCGACCTTTCCATAATTGATACAAAAATCCTACAATCTGCTCTTGTCTTGTTTCTAAAGATGCTTGCTGATTATTTTTACCCTGATTTCCAGCACCTAAGTAATATTGATATAAACTTGTTACTGCTGGAGCTACTGAATTAATAGTAGGTGCAGATGATTGAGCAATAGCTTGTAAAGTTCCTTCAGTAAACGTAGGCTGAAGATTTGATACTAAAGGCAATGCAGGATTGTTTTGAGTAGGTGCTCTTGAAGTTAATGGCTGCTGATAAGCTATGATACCTATGATGCCTTTTAGAGTTACTTTTTCAGGATACAAAGATATTTGATCGTGAATAGCGGTATTATCTTCAACCCAATGATCTGTAATTTCAGACCTAAATTCCATACGTTCTTCGCCACGAATATCGAATACAAGTCCAGCAATACCATTAGGCAATGGAGACGGATAAGCATACACAAGATCCTGAGCTAAACTCAGATTATCAAATATGCTAGGATTGTCGCTTGGTATGGTATTTGTTGCCATAGTATTATGTTACAAAAGAGCCAACTGAACTTAAATCAGATACTAAAGAATGTTGATCGTTCATATGCTTTCTAATGGCAGCAGCAGCATAATCTGCAACTGCTTTAGGATCTTTTGATCCATCAATATTCATAGTAACATTAACAGTTTTTTGACTTGATATAGTTGATTTATTGCCACCTTGTGTTGGTACAAATAAACTTTTCAAGACTGAATCTTCTAAGTTAGTCCACCAAGGAGCACTTTTTGATGTATTTGAAGTAGATGATGGCGTAGATAATGTTGCATTAGATGTAGCTAAATTTTGAGCATTTTGCTCAACTGCTGAACTATTTTTAAATTCACCAAATTTATTTTTAGAAGTAGATCCTGATGTCCATTGACCTATCCATTCTAAAGCAGCAATTATTTTATCTAAATAAGGCAATCCTTTTTTAAATGCATTAGCCATCCAATCATCTAAACCTGATTCAGTAAAATCATCTATATATCCTAAGATTGTAGCCAAATCATTAATTGTTTGCGATAAAACTTCAGTAAAGAATTTTACAAATGGCGTAAATAATCTAGCTATGTTTATTCCTAAAGCAGAAAAGTTTGCACTTAGCTGACCGCTTGCTTGGTTAAATTTATCAAAAGACTTAACTGCGGTATCTGATAATCTTAATTTTCTATTTAATTCATCTAATTCAAGATTGTCTCTACGAAGGAATTGAAACATTTCTTCCGAAATGCCAAGTTGCGATGTAAGCAAACGAGCCATGCCCGGAGCCATACCACCGCTTTCTTTAATTCTTTCGTGTATTTCCCAAAGTGCTTTATTTGGATCTTGATTAGGATTAATTCCTAATAATGCCCAAGGTGCTATGTTTCCTTGCCCTAATGCTATTTGAGCTTGTGCAGTTTGTATGCTTTTTAATGAATTAGCTACTTCAGCACCATTAACCCCTGCCTTGGCAGCAGCATATTGCCATTGTTGTAATTCTTGTGTTGAAAGACCTGTAGCTAATTTAAATTTGAATAACTGTTCTACAGTTTGTGTAGCCCAATTAGATAATTTAACTAAACCTGCAACCGCACCTATAGTAACTGCACTAAATGCTACTGCTACTGCATCAAGTTCTCCAAAAGTTTGAACAAGATCCATTACAGAAACATTACCTTCTGCAAATTTACCTAATAATTTTCCTTGTTTAACTATCTCTTTATCTGCGTCTTTTTCTTCTTTTAGACGTAATTTTTCTAAAGTTAATTTTTGCTTTAACTTTTCTTTATATGATCTTTCTTCAATCCTTTGAGTGCGTATTAATTGACGCTCTTGATCCTTGGCTTGCTTATCGGATTCTTTTTGAGCCTTATCAGCTTCTTTTTGAGCAAGTTTTTGTTGCTCCATATGCATCTTAAATAATGCAAGAGGAGGGCCTATTCTTTCTTCGTCAGGAAAGGCAGACTTTTTCTTTTGATCTGCTTTATCCTTGGCTTTGCTTTCTTTAACAAATGGCTTTAAAGCAGCAGGTACTTGTAGCCTTTTTAATGACTTTTCTACATTGGCAAGATTTGCAGCTAAAGCATTAGCTTGTGTAGCTGCTGCATTTAGTTGTTCGGTGACTGCCTTGAGGTCTCCAATTTTAGAGACATCAAAGCCAATCTTTACGAAGAAATCTGCAATTTTAGTTCCTGAAGCCATTACCTTTGATCCTTGTTAAGTTCTCTTTCCGTTTCTTCTATTTCAGCCTGACAAATATGGAAATGCCATGCATCAAGAACCAAATCAGTAGGCATTTCTAAAATTTCGTTTAGAGTGCCTACTCCTTTACTGTTTAGCTGAAGGGCAATTCTAGTTTCAGGATTTAGTTCGTCTCTGATTTTTGCTCGGTTCCATTGGCTGCTGGTTCGCTTGGGGTTGATAACAGCGATCCGAGGTTTTTGAAAAAAGGGATTAGGTTATTGGTCGCCACCTCCCAAGCGACAGGAAGAAAGTCTGCTCTATTGGTTTCAGATTCAAATGTGGCTTCAGTTATCTTCAAGCCAGCACTATCATTAACTCCTTTATAAGTGCATGATTGCATACACTTCCAGATTTCTGCCTGTACTTCCTCAGAAGTAGCAACTTTGAGTACTGCATCTTTGATCTGGCTTGGTTCAAGCTGGAAAAAAGATTGTAAATCAAAGCTGCCACCTGTTTGCCCAAAAGGAACTCCAATAAGTTCCTTGAATACAACATTCCATAATCTCATGCCTTCTTTAAATCTTGCGATTTGAAAGCCGAGTACTGCGCCACTAGATAGGGGGATATCTTTCATAGAATTATACTGCTAAGCTAACTGTAGATGAGGATACTTGACGTTCAACTTTCGCAAAACGTAATTTCCAAATAGTAACGCCTTGGTCTGTATCGCCTTCTACGTTGCTCTTAACTTCTGGGATAGATTGGATAACACCACCAGTTAAGACATAAGAGTCTGAAGTGATATTGCCGTTACCATCACCGATTTGTTTAGTAACAACTGCTTCCATTGTAACATATGAAGCAGGGTCAAAAACAAATGCACGATATTGTGCGTTGATATATTGGTCATTAAAGCTACCACGAATAAAACGAAGAGTTAATTCGCCTAATTGACCAGTTGCGCTGAAAGCAATAACGGTATTACCGTTTTTGCCCGGCTTCATCTGCACTAATTCGTTTGGTAGTGTTAAAACGCCAACATCGCCATCAGCAAAGTCGCGTTGTAGTGTTCCGTTGATGTTGATAACATCACTTCCGTTTAGAGAGATTTCCATGACTTATAAGATTAATAGTTAATGTAGATAATTCCGTTTACGCTTTGGATTGCACCAGCATATTTGATAGCAATTTGAAGTACTGGAGCTATACGAGCTTGGCGTTGAGCATCTAATTGTTGAGATACTGGTAATGAATAAACATAATATCCAAATTGCGAGATATTAGCTTTTAACGATGCTGGATTACCAAATGTAGTTCCAGTCCATGTACCCGGTGCTAAAAATCCATTGTTAACTGCTTGTGCAAGAACTCCAGATACAACATTTTTTAATGAAGTCATACCAGCTTCTGTTTGTGGAATTTTTGTAGGTGTTTGTCCTAAAAAGTTAAAGCAAGCTACTTGTAATGCACCTAATAACCAAGTGAGATTGTAAACATTATCTGAATATCCATTTCCGCCAGTTGAAACAACTTCAGGAATACCTTGGACATAAGCATAATAATCTACACCAACTGTGTTACATTGATTTGCTACAGTTTGATTAATTAACGGATCAGGAGTAATACCAGTTAATTGCTTCAAATTCATTGTAATCGTTGTATTGGAACCATTGAAGTTAGTTCCTTGTAAACGAGAAGCATAAGCAGCAGACATTAACTGAGCCATTACCACGCTATTGGTATTAATCATTAAGCGTGTCTGTGTGCAACTATTTGATTGGATGGTATAAGACATACCACCGCTATAAATGTCTGTTAACAGATTTGTTGGAGCATATAGCAATGAAGGCGGATTTAAAGCCTGTACTGTATTAGCAGCAGCAATAACATCACTTGAGGTAAATGCGCTACCAGTACCTTGGCAGTAAATAATTCCACCAGTGTAGTTAGTTGTAGCAAAAGCATTAATAGCTTGTGTTAATGTCATGCCAGATGCCATTGGATAAATGAACAACTGACCGCCACCTGTTAAAATATTAGGTGTTTGGCTAAATACTGATACTGCCATTTGATAAGTTTCAGAAGAAGTTCCGAATACTGTACCAACGCTAATTGGATCAACAAATACGCCAAATCCACTTGAAATTACTACAGTTGGATTGCTTGTATAACCGCTACCACCATCAACAACAGTAAATCCTGTTACTGCACCGCCAGCTACTTGAGCCGTTACAGTTGCTGGTTTAAAATTAGCACCTGATCCACCACCAATAAGAGTTACTATAGGAGGAGTTAAATATCCTGTACCGCCACTAACGAGTGCAATACCTGTTGATGGATTAATTGTGCCTGCCGTTTCAGTAGCAGTTGCTGCTGCACCATAGCCATATACTGTATTGCCTGATATAGGCGTGTCTCTGGTAAACAATGTTAATGAATTAACATTATACGCAGGAAGTGCAGCTCCGGGGAGTTGCACTGTAAAATTAACGAAGTCTGAGATACTAATCGACATAAGATTTATACGTTAAGGTTGAGTTATAAGTTCTGGAGATCCTGCAAATGAATCGTAATAATCCACTGGGAGTGTTCTGCCATAAGCAGAAAGTACATTAAAAGTTAAAGCGTAGCGAGTTAGCCGAGAAGCTCCTTCGCCCATAGAAACATCATTGAAAGTTGTAGGTTGATTGCCAATTTTGAATCCATATTTCTCCTGCATTTGTTCAGCCTGAGTGGAATTTAATGCAAACACTATTTCGTGCCTACGAGCACGGGCATCATTATTCCTAGACATGATTTGTATGGAATAGATTTCCTGTGTGTTTTGCGTTAATACCTCGTTCAAAACAGGAGTCTGTGGTTGGTCTAATTGAGTACTAGGGATTGTGCCTTGATCGTAACCTGTACTAGTTCCGTAAAGTCTTTCACCCTTAATACCAATAGCTACAAAAATGCCATCATCAGGCGGTATAGGTACACGCTGATTGTAGGTAACAACGTGGTTGTTATCTAAGGCAAGTTGATCCTTTATCAACTTAACAAGTAAATTGATGATTTCAGGTTTCGGTTTCACTTGTATAATCCTGTACTAGTTTATATTTATAATAACCGAAATTCTGAAATTGCCATTTGTGCATTACACGAAATGGAATTGAGTTAATGACAACTTGATCGTTGGTTTGTAAGTTTGGATCAGTTACGCAAAACAAGTTGTAATGTCTCCAAGAACGCTCACCTTCCCATTTTAATTCAAGTTTCTGGCCTTTTTCTGGTGTAAGGAAGCCCTGAGTCTTAAACTCGCGAGAAACTGTTATAGCGTCGCCTTCTTTGATTCTTACGCTATTAATAAGCATAAGCATTGGTTGCGACCAACCTTGAACAGTATAATTAGCCTGCGGAGCCGTATTCGTGTAAGTAAGATTTTTCTTACCAGCACTAATAATAGGGCCATTAACTACTGGAAATTGTGCGATAGGGGTAATCATTTGACCACCTCATATCCAAATGAATTCTTTAACTGACCCGTATCATCAAGAGGTGTAATATCAAAGTTTCCTCTAGCTTCACGGCGTTCAATGGTTAAAGGAGCGATGCCTGCCCATTTTTTAGGCATACCTGCTTCTTGGAAGTTTTCTTGTATAACTTCTACTGCCTTAATTCCTACAAACTCTGTTAATGGATCTAATGGCGTAAAACTACCCATATCGCCTTGATACGTTTTAAGTTTTGCAGGCAAAAAAGCAGGTATAGCTAAACGCATAATAGGACGTTCAGGTATTTCGATTTGTACATCGTTACCTTCATCATCCATGCCATTAATAAATCCACCAAATTCGTGTACTTCTGCAATCTGTGAGTTTGTTTGAAAACCATCATCACGATCGTTTTTATCTTTGGTGACACCAACATTTACAGACGTGCGTTTATAGAGATTCTTAAAAAGTTCTCTTAAACCAGTCGTGTCGAATGTTATTTCAGCTTCCATTAGTTAGGTAATGAAACTCGTGGTGCAGCGAGTACATTTGCAATAAGTTGTGGGCTGATGATCTGGAGATAGAAAGCTCCATATCGTGTTTTGCTAAAGTGAGAGAGCATTGGGTCCTTGGCTATCCGGTCTGGGATCTGAAATCCTTCAGATACGGAGTCTATGCTTTTGGATATCGTCAACCAACTGTATTGGCTGCCCATGCCCTCTTGTGCTGCCAGCAGCTTTTCTACTAATTGGTGTGCAGTTAGGTAGAGAAAAGCTCGACTGAACTCAGCTTGGTTAGTGAAGAGAGCCTGATTAACATTAAACTGAGCATCAAAAAGTGCTCCGTTAATGTCATTATCTGTTACTTTTGTCAGATCTGTATTATCTCCAGCACCACCAGAAATAGTGATGATTGGAGTTAATCCATAATTTGAACCGCCCGTTACAACTGTGAATCCTGTTACAGATCCGCCAGAAATAGTGGCAATTGCAGTTGCGCCTGTGCCTAAATCTCCCGGAGCCGCCCCCACCGAGACTAAGGGATTGGTGGCGTAACCAACCCCACCGGCTCCGAGAGAAATTGATGTTACTACTCCTCCGCTAATGACGGCAGTTCCTGATGCCCCATACGCAGGTACTGCATATGGGAAATCACGCTGGAATTGCGATTTGAAATCACTAACAGATGGAATAGTAAAGGACACAATTAAGAGTTCTTGCTCTTACGAGGCTTATGACCTTCTTCAAGGGACTTCATCATTGCTTCTAGGTTTTTAATCCTATCATTCAATTCCTGATTTTCTTGAGAAAGTGTTTCTGCTTTTTTGGTTGCTTCTTCAATAGCGTTATCAACGCCTTTCATGTGTTCCATAGAATTAGCATAGACTATGTTTTCTGGAAACATCTTAGTCCATTTTTCAGCTAAATCTGCTGGAACGTCTTTGAATTCACCGCCTTCGATTCTCCATACTTCATGAGTATAAGAACCGAAACGGCTTTTGTTTTTATTGAAGATACGAACGAGCTTCTCTTGAGGAGTTACGGGTTCGGAAGCGACCGCCTTAGTGTCTGCTTGATTGGCTTCTGATGTGAGCATTTTGTATGTGTGGGTTTAGGTTAAAAAGCCTAGCTTCCAATTAGTATTGGAAGCGTAGAACTTCGAGGTTACGATAAACAATAGTACCTGTGTACTGACCATAAGCGGTGTCAGAGAACGCAAAGTTGTTCAATGAGTTAGCTTGTGTGGTTGTATATGGTACAGGAATATCCATGCGTACTGATTCTGCATCATCACGGTAGAGCATGTAATAGTGAAGACCAGCAGGATTGTTTGCAGCATCGCAATAAGCGAGTGGCATAATCTTGAAGTCTTTTTCCATTGGAGCTACTGCCATTTGGAACGCTTTAGTTAGATATTCGATTAATGGTACTGGATATGTACCAACTGTACCTGTTGTAAGTGCTGGTAAACCTGTCCAATCGCCGTAAGGAATTACGAAGCGGTTTGGCATTGCAGTACTATTAGTATTAGCAAAGTAGGTTTGGATTAGAGTCGTTACAAATGTCTGTAAACCAGCAGCATTTAATTGGCTAATTGGGCTAGTAATTAAGCTGGTGTTTGTGTTGATACTTGTATTTGTGAGTAAGCCCGGAATACGGGTATCGGAATCAGAACCTAAGAAGGCAATCTTTTGAATACCAAGATCCCAGTTCTTTTTACGAGCTGCATGTTTGCGTTCGATGATATCCCAGTTGTTAGCACGAAGAGCTTGTTCAACATCGAAGATTGTGTATTGGATGCCTTTTGCCCAGTTTTGGACGTAAGCACTTACACCATCAACTGCAACGTCAACAGATGCTAGACGTGAGTCAGATGCACCAGTGCGTAGGTTGCCTGTTTCAAAGCCATCAGCAACTTCGTATGTACGATTTGTTAAGATATCAGAAGCAAATGCACCATCACCTACAACAACTGGAATATAATCCGAAGGAGTTGTGGTATAGAACTTTTGTTCTGTTAGCTGCTTTTTGATGTAAGTTAATGTGTCGATAGCAATCTGGTAACCAGTTGCTGAATCAGCAACGTCACCTACTGCATTAAGACGAGCATCAATTTGACCGCTTGAATTGTTGCCATCAACAAAGATTGAGCGACCACTTACATTGCGAGGGGAAAGAAACTGAGCTTCGCAAATTTCGTTATTTCTAACGACTTCGAAAGGCTTTGCTTCATATCCGGGTTCTGCAATTTTACCTGTACCGCGAAAGAAAACGCTATTCATATTATTTAATTCCTTTTAGTTTAAAGTTTCTAGGCGGTTAATTAAGGAGCGATTGTTACGTTACCAGTCGAGTTGTTATAACCCGTGGTTACTTTAACAGAGATTAATTGGTTTGCACCGCTTGCTTGTGTAAGAGCAGTACCGATTGTATAATCACCAGCAGTTGTATCAGCAGCAACCGTAGCATCATTTGTTGAAGTGCTTGGGTTAGTAACTGAAACACGCTGACCACGATTTACGGCAGCAGAAGTCTTGAGTTGGATAATATTGCCGATACCAGCAACTTCAACTTGAGAACCTGCGCTATAATAATTTCCGCGTAAGTTATATGAAATGACACCATATACTGGGCCATCTGAAGGACTGGAGCAAACATCAACGATGATTTGTGATCCAGAATTAGCAATCAACTTAACTGAGCAACCTACTGCAATAACAGGTGCGGTTGTGTTTGGGTTGATTTGGCAAGTTTCCGTGTCAATGTTGGGTTGGCGAGCAACCTGACCGATGGCCGGAGTTTGAACGAACTGATTTTGATTTAATGATAAGTTAGACATGACTATCTATTTTTGGTTGTTATCAGATTTTGCTTTAAGGAATCAGAATAACTTCTTCCCTTTAGCAATCCGGTCTGAAAGTGACCCGGAACTATTCGGACGAGAAAGTTGTTGTACTGCTTGTGCCTGAGCTTCAGCAATAGCTTTGAAAGAAGAATTAGCGCGTTCTTTTGCTGCTGCATTAGCACGATCTAAGTCTGCTTGTTTTTCTGCATCGACTACTTCTGCCTTTGCTTCTGTAGAATGAGGACGGATTGCTTCTTCTTTTGGCTCTGTGACTTTTTCTGATACGTCAGTCATCTTGCCACCTTCCATTTTTGAAGCATCGTGTGGGCGAGCTAAATGCATTACGCCCGGAGCACAATCGTCACGATGTAATGGAGCACTTGGAGCAACGTGTGTAGCGTGAATTGCACCACCATGATGTTGCTTGTAAGCATGAATCAAATGAGCAACATTGTAACGGATACCTTCGTGCTCGATATGATCATCGTGATGTACTGAATGACACATATTATCACGAGCAATTTCTACCATCTCTTGTATGGTAGCTGATTTGCCATCACCGATGTCGATGCGAGCAGTAGGAGCAAGTTCGCTAACATGCTCCGTTTTTTCTTGTTTAGTCAGCGACTTAATCCACTGGAACGGTTTCATAGTTTTTATGTTTTTAGAATTTAACCTGATTTCAGCATCTTCGAAGCGTGGCCTTTGATCAGGCGGTACTATCGCTAGATGATGAAATTTAAATTTTTTAATTTCTCTGCCGAAAGGAATGTTATGCCATGTACCACCTGAACCGAAATCTTTGCTGTTCAGTTTTGTTCCTACTGATACGCCTTTATGTTTTGAGATCATGTCACGAGCTTTGTCGTTATCGACAGAACCTTCACAAACAAACCAGCCTTTCTCGGCGTCGTATTCAGCATGATCGACATAGCCTGTGGCTACGTCTTTAAAATCCGTTATGGTTGTTGGTATGTGTCCTATTGTTAATGGACACCCAATTAATGTATTAAGTGCTTCGTCGATTGTTTCTTTTTTAATCAACTCGACATCGCCACCTTGCACGTCCTTGTAATTAACAAGGCCCGGCTCCATAAAATAACATTTAAATCGCTTACCAGAAGCGACTAAGTTTACACGCTCAGTAAAGATGAGTGCATCATCTTGAGAGGTGTTGGATTCGATTATTGGTTCAGTAAGAGTCAGACATAACAGGAAGGGCTATGTCGGAATTGCCAATTAGGGCAATTTGGGACTCTAACCGATTCAATCTTTGTTTGCGACGTTTTATACTTGTGTCAAGCCTAGCTCGCTTTCTTTCAGAACTTTGTATATCTTCTAAAAGAGCTTTGTGGTTAGCCTTGAGCTGAGAAACTGTAAGTTGTTGATCTATTTTCACGCCAAAACGCCTTCTTCTTTCAAGGTGTTTAAAAGTATTTTAGCAGAGCATCGGCAATTATAGTCCTCGCCCGGATTTGCCCGTCTGCCTGTGTTTAAGTCAACTATTGGTGGATCATCCCAGTTAAATACCTGACCTTCTAGCCTTTCATGGCTATGTCTTACTCTGGCATCTAATTTTGTGTTCCAAATATAACCTGTTGAACCAAATGCTTTAGCTCTTTCTTTGATATATTTAGCTATCAAAATCGAAGCCTGTTGTGAGGATAAAAGATTAGAATGTCTTTTTAAAATACCACGATACAACCTGATACAATCTTTGAGCTTATCGGTTCTTCCGTTATACTTTTTCTGATTATCCACTATACACTTTTGCAAATCTTTGGCAGTTTGAATTGAAAACTCTCTGATTGCTTCATCAAGCGACTCAAATGCTTCTGCATGTATTTGATTCAAAACGCTTTGTGATATTTGATTCTTTTCTTCTTCTGTCTCAGGAATACTGTTATCAAATGCGTTTTTAGCCTTATCGCTAATGGACTGCAAAAATGGGTAAATGTTCAGACCCATTGTCTTACTTTCTTTGATAAATCCTATAATAACAGTAAGCAATGCGATCGACTTATCGTGTATTTCTTTAGCTTTTGCTTTAGATCCTATCAAAGCAGACCTTAACGAATAAGGCATTTTATCTATAGAAAGCACAAAGGTATTGGTTTTTGTATCAAACTTAGCACCTAAAGATCTCAAATCTTTACTCAATTTGGAGTTAAGATTGCCATAAAATGTATCACCAACGTACCAAATAGTACCTTCATTTAACGCTGCTATTAGCGGAGACTCAACTAGACCATATTTAGATACATCATAATTTGGTCTTTCTTCGAAAAGTCCATCAACTTCCACAATGTCATTTAATGGCTTGAAAATGACATCATCAACCAATGCGGTTAGTTCTTGTTCAAGAGAAACGCACCATCTTTCGGGGTAAACTAATGGCTCAAAGGTTACTTGCATTAGTCGTTTACTAAAATCTTCTTTTTAGCCTCTGCATTAGTTTTTGCCTTACCGAAATCTTTCTTAGCCCCTTCGATGCCAGACTTAGCTTTTTGTTTATCAGCTTTTATCTTCATCATTTCAATAGGTTCTACGTCACGCACTCCTGTGAGTACATCGGTATCTACACCAAGTAATCCTTCGATCTTAAGTTCTTCACTAGCTTCTTGAGCAGTCGAAAGACCAGCTTCGAAGCGTTCCATGATACGAGTTTGCTTTTTAGTTTTAACATCTTCTGCCTCATTACCGCTAAGAACACGAAGTGGTTTCCATGCGATATCAATTTCTTCTGGAATAAAACCAAATAGTTGTTGGCAACGTAAGCTGACAACGTCGAGGATCGCTGGAGTCATTTCTTCACGCAAACCTTCAACTATGGAGTTATAATTTTCTAAAGAGTCCTCGCCTGAACTGAAGCCTCCGGACGATTCACCAAATAATTTATTCTTAGGGATTTTGAGTGCCGCGCACAGGTTTAGGCGAAGTTGTTCCCAGACGTTTGCAAGTCCGGTAAATATAGCACCAAGATTCTTTTGCTCATAATCATCTTCAGCGTCCATGACGATTGCGTTCTGATAATTCTTCAACTGATTCTGAAGAATGATTGCTTGTTGAACACGCTGAGTAGCAGTCGAGGAAGCAAGAGAGGTATTAAAACCTTTCATCTTCCATACGTCTATCTTGGCTTCATCTAGTAATTCAAAAATAAGATTTTCGAACTTTAAGAAAGAATTTACGGCACGAATACATTGTTCCATCTCAGACATACCCCAACCTTGTAAACGAAGGCGAATATATGATGGTGCTTCTGCCCAAATAAATTTTACAACACGAGATGCGTGTAATGGGTATCCATAATAATTATACGGAATACCATTCTTGTAATCAAAAATGTTTTGATTAGATAAAATCAATTCCCATCTATCAGCAGGAATGAATACTAAAGGAGAATCAGGTCTGATAGCTTCAATATCCAATTCTTTTTGGAAATCTTGATCAGTATTAACAATAAGGCCAGATCCACCGTATAATCTACCCCAGTAAGCGAGATGCTTAATAGCTGACATATCTGAACGAGCAAGGTTTGCACACGCATTGTAATTTACCCAACCGCCTATAGTTTTTGCAATCTTACGCATGTCATGCTGACTGCGATTTCGTGACATCACACGCTGCAACTGCGTAATTTCTTCTTGTGAAAGTTCTGGAGCTTTAATCTGAAAACCACCACGCATTGCATCATCAACAGGCTGACAGACTACAGTTCTAAAAAGACCCTGCGTCATGTATGAGTATGACAACAGAATACGATTTAGTGAAAGTGGAACATAAGCATTAGCATTTGCTAATGTGTAAGGCTGAGAAATTGTTTCTGGTGAATATGGATAACCAGCAAATTGTCCTTGAAAATTTAAACCTTGTACAAGACCTGAATAACCGCCCATAACTCCGTTTAAGCGGTCAATATTATCTGCTTGTTGTTTAATTGATGCTAGTTCGCTATTAAATTTCTCGATAAGATCTTGACCAATACCTGAAGGTACAGAATTAGTACGATCAGCAATTGGGTTTCCGTGTTGGTCTAAGATTTGAGGAGAGTCGAACAAAGTTATAGAATTTAAAGGTTAACAACGCACCCCGAAAGGTTGGAAATTAACGAATACATATTTACGTCATTGACGCATAAAGAATTTAAGGCAACAAAAAGAATATGCCTGTCCCCCACAATGAAATATACGGCAAGCACGTCAAACCTGCTGACCGAGATCCAAAGTTAGTGTTCGTAGGCGTTCCCATGACTGGTTCTATCAGATGGGAAACCTCCCAGATACTTGCGTATCTATCGCATAACGAGATAGCTGGTTATAAGTTCATAGTCCGTAAAATAGGCGGTTTTGGTTTAGCCAAAGCCCGTAATGCTCTGCTCTGGTTAGCCAGACAGACACCTGCAAGTCAGGTTTTATGGATTGATTCTGATATAAATGCTGGCCCTCAACAGATTGAACGAATCCTTTCCCATGATGTAGATATGGTAGGCGGTGCTTATCCTAAGAAACAAATACCACTTACTTGGGTAGGTGAATTTAATAGTGATACACCAAACTCTCAAGGACTACTCCCAGCTATGTCACTTGGTACTGGATTTCTGTTACACAAGATGAAGGTAATCGACTTCATCATCGCTCACTTTCCAGAAATCGCCTACTACTCTGACGAAAACTCCACACCCTTTGAATACAAAGACGTTATGCACGATGTATTCAGTATGGGCGTAGTAGATGATTTATGGTTTGGAGATAAATATCCAAGGTATATTACCGAGGACTATTATCTTTGCTATAGATGGTTGAAATGTGGCGGAAGTGCATGGTTAGACCCTCTATGCCAACTAGGGCATATCGGGACTACCGACTTTTTACACCTCAACGGAAAGTTAGAGGATATGAAAGATCAGTTAAATAAGTCTAACTCTGACTTACAACGTGCGTTGTCAAAGAACCCGATTGCTGGGCAAAGGGATTTGTAACAGGCGTTAGTTCTACAGGAGTTATAACAAATTCACCGGGGAGATCTTTACGATTATCCCCGTATTTCATTTCAAAATCAAAGTAAGCGGTTGTCATCCATGCTGGATGTATATTTACATCAAGAAGTGTATTCTTTGACCAAATTGTATTGGCATCAGCATACCAACCACGGACAAAAATAGGCCCCCCATTAGGGTTTACGCAGCTATCAAAGCTAATTCCACGGGTTTTGGGGCGTTTGATCTGATCATAGATCGAATAATCGCCAAGTAGCACGTCATTGATTGAGCAACGAATAAACTCAACATTGAATACCCCAGCTTTTAAACCGCAGTCACAAAATGAACTAACTTCCAATGCGTTTTTAACTATTTTTCGGTACTTGCCAGTATTGATAAATTTGCAATCGGTAAATACAACATTACCACCCCTGACTTGGTCATAGGCACGTTCAAGACCATCAATAAAGGTGCAATTATTGTAATAAGCACCATTGATGACAATCGGAGTTGTTCCATCTGGAGCTAAAGATGCGGTTGCTTTGAAACCCCAATGAACATCTGACCCGTCAAAGGTGCAGTTGTTAAAAGTAGCTACGCAATCATTGCCGTTAAGAGTGAAAACAGATTGACCATCAGTTTTGTGATCTGGGGTATCTGGATTGTAGGTATTCGTTTTGGAATAGCTTTGGTCGTTGAATATCATGCTCATAGTATTTTTAACTTTCTTTCTTTTTTTCGTGTATAATAAATATCTGGCTAAACTGGGTAAGTAATAAGGGTCGAATTTACCTCTTTTGATGTCTCGGTATATGACTTTACGATCTACCTTTTGGTAATTGGCAATATCGGCAACTGTAAACTTTAGCTGCTTTGCCCTCATCTTTGTAAATTGTTTAAGCTATCTAACACATCAAGAATGGATAGACCGCTACCCAGTAATTGATTTACCCCGTCCGCAAAAGCATCGACTTGGTCATCGTGAGCATGGGTATCGTCCTGAGTAAATGAGGATAACTCCATCAAAAACTCGGATACCCACGGATTCGATTCCTCTCTTGGAATGTAAACCATGCCCGAATCAACGAAAGCTAATATATCGTTAATACGGCTACCTTTGTCCTTAACACTGACTAGACCTGTGGTGGGAATTCCAATCTCACCTAAACTTTGCATGATTCCCGGCCCCGACCCGGCCTCTTCGATCATAAATCTGCTAACTGGGAAGTCTTTTTGCTCTTCACAATGTTTTCTATAGAATACGGCTGCGGTACGCACAAACTCAGGCAAAGTCCATTTACCTCTGATCTGATCCAACAAATATGCCTTACCCCTATGCTTTGCCCAGCATTGTATTACATACCAGTCATTACCCTGCCCTTTCTTAATAGCGGTATCGCAGGTCATAATTTTATCTTCCCATTCAAGTAACTCATTGTCATGCCTGCGTAAGGATTCTACCTGAATCAAGTTACCACCCTGAGCCACGGGTTCTTGCTGATACTGAGATGCCAATACATACCGCCCAACCCTAGTATTTTTTAACCCAAGTAAGGTATCGGTACTAATTGTCTCAGGTATGGTAGAAATGTCATTAACCAACGCAGGAAATTTCAAAAGCAGGCATTGGTTAGGATATGTAGAAAGCAGGTATCCGCAAAGGTCATCAGGACTCAACCTTTGAGCATTTATGATAATCGGACAGTACCTGTCAGAATTTCTTCTGTTCTTAAGCGTGGTCTCTATCCATTGCCTCACTTCGGCACTTCTGTTCTTCGATAAGGCATCATCTGGCTTCGCAGGGTCATCTACCCCTATTATACCCCCTGCTGGCCTTTTAAGGCCACCACCTTTGCCCGTAATCGTGCCCTGAGTGCCTTGTGCATAGATGTTACCATCAAATACTGTGGTAATCTTATCAGCCCTCTTACTATCCAACAGATTCCCAAACAAGCTAACATACCAATCCCTTTCCATAACCTTACCCACATAATCCAAATTAACCTGTGCTATATCCGCACTATACGAACAATGGATTATCTGAGAATCAGGGAAATACCCTATCCCCCATGTGTAACAGGCTTCTAATATCTTGGTCTTACCCGTTCTAGGTGCGATGTTAATAATCACATATTGGATATGAGATGGCAACAACCCCAAGTACGCATCTTGTAACGTATCACAAATACTCTTATGAAAAGGTTTAAGTGGTAACTGTATCTTGTTTTCAGGTATAAATACCTCACTAAAATACGTCCATAAACTAATAAACTCTTTTTCAATATCTCCTGGCGTATCGACTACTTCTAACAAATTATTATTATTTTTTTGAACCATAGGGTTGATTTGTTACATAAATACTTAGTATCGACCAGTTTATGTAATATTTTTTTATTTTTTGGTGTATAGGTCTATATTTATTTGAGATTGGCTTAGTTTTAGTACTTGGACTCCCTACTCTGGCATGGTTTTTAAATGGCTGGGCTGGTCTGGTCAGGTGGCATGATCTCTAGGGGTATAGGCTCGGCAGGTGCAGGCTCTGTCTGGTCAGGTAAGGCAGGTGCAGGGTCTGTGTAGGTTTGGTCAGGTCTAGCCTGCTCGGTGCGTTCCCTTTCACGTTGCTGGCGTAGAAAGGCAATTTTGTCCTGAATCGACGAGTTTTTAAGACGAGAAAGGGACGAGCCTTCTTTGGTCAATTCGGTCAATTCGAGTCGTTGTCCAATATCGCCTGCCAAAGCTGAATCTGCCATTATAGCTTTTATGACGTCTGAGTAGCTAGCAGATCTGTCGTTGATTATCTCTGCTAGTCTTAGCCTTCTCTCTTGTAGGGTTAGGGTTAAACCCAACGCTCCTGCCTTCTTATGTTCTGCTATGTGTCGTTTAATGTGTTCTCTGTTTAAGACTCTGAATAGTTGAGAATTGGCCTGCTGGTTTGTTAGGTGGTGTTTGCTATAAGCGTTTTTGTAAGACTCTATTTGCGATTTACCTTCGAAGATTCCCTTTAGGAACGTCTGTTCCTTTTCTGTTAAGGGTTTTAAGGATTTATCTTTGGTCAAGGTTACAGTCACGATCTGTCTTTCATCTGCTTAGGATTTAGGGTCAAGGTAGTAAGTTATAAATAAGCGTGAATTATTCGCTTGAATAGTTCCCTAGGTAATATAGTTTTATAT